CATACCAGCAACGCCACCACGATGACGCTCACCGGCATCCCGGCGGGGCTGGTGCCCGGGCATGAGGTGCTGGCGGCGGTACGGGCCGCCGACAACAACGTATTTCTGGTGGGGGCTGCGTTCCTCCAATGGGCGGCAGCGTCGACGACCATCACGCTCTATCAGAACTGGCAAGGGTCGGGCTGGACGGCGAGCGGCGTGAAAGGCTTTGGGACCATCACGCTCATGTACTTGCTGGCGTAGAGCGTCACATACCCAAGCCTGAAGGGCTTGGGCTTGTAGCTGGCTTACACGACCGCGAGGGTAGCCCGCGTCGATGCGCTACTTTACACAGAGTACCTCTGTGCGTTGGGCCGAGGGACTGTTGCCCGTGTATGCACGCACATACGTGCCTGAACCGAACGTATTTTACCGGAGTACGGGTTGCTACTCCGAACGCCCTATACGTTGTCAAGGAGCACGAAACCGTTTTAGCCTCACAAGGAGGTGCCTTGGCTCAAGAGAAGTGTACCTCGTATATTGTGACCTATGCAAGTATGCCTGTGTGCCGTTGGCACATGGGGAATTGGCGTTCCACGCCAAGCAGGAATTGCTGCTCGTTGGCAGCAACCTCCTATCCCTCCCAAGGTTCAAACCTTGGGTTTCCCGGAGGTCTCTATGAAGCTGCCAGAAAACAGGCAGAGGCGGAAACGGCGCTGCCTGCTTGGAGCTGCCTCGATCTTAATATTGCTACCCGTGTGGATGATTTGCGACGTGCGAAGGGTTGGACCAAAACCGAGTTGGCCAGGCGCAGTGAGCTGCATTACCAGCATCTCTACAAGGTCCTGGCAGGGGAGAGGACGCATATCAGCGTGGAGACTGTGATGGCCCTGGCGCGGGCCTTTGGTGTGACACCCAATGACATTCTCGGGTGGGAAGAGGTGCGCCATGCCGACGCCTGACGACCTCACTCCCGACGCCTTCGCCCGCCTGAGCGCCCTGGAGCAGTCCCAGGAGCTGCTGCGCCGGGCGCAGTTCCTCGCCGACTCCTCCCAGCGCCGGCAGGTGCAGGCCATCGACCGGTACGCGGATGATCTGTTGCGCCACGAGGGCATGCTCCTGCGCCAGCAGCACCTCCAGGCCCAGGCGCAGGCCCTGGCCGACCGCCTGACTGACCGGCAGGACAGCCAGGCCGCACGCCAGCAGGACCACGCCGCACGCATGGCCCGCCTGGAGGACATCGCGGGCCGGATACAACTGACGCTCGACGCGGTGCTGGCCATGCTGCGCGATCGCAATGGCTGAACGTTTGCGCTTGACATGCACGCACACGTTCTGTACCTTCACGCTCGTGCGGTAGTTCGTAGAGATATAACATATAATAATATATTATTGTATGTTAGTCTTGATGTAACTACCGCTGCGCCTATTCTCCGGTAGTTTCATCCTCTACGACCTCCTGTGCACGGCATCAAGCCCCTATGAATTACAGCACCTGCTCCGCTGGTGCAGACACCCGCCAGCGGGGTGGAGAGCCTATGCCGCGTGCGAAAGCCCCAGCACCACCCCGGCTGCGTGACCGCATCCTTGACTTGCGCCGTCTTCCTGCGTCCGCCCTGCAAGATCACCAGCACAACTGGCGTGTCCACCCGCAAGCGCAACGTGACGCGCTCCAGGGCGTGCTGCATGAGCTGGGTATTGCCTCGGCCCTGCTGGTCTATGAGAGCGTCCGCCAGGGTGGCCTGTGCGTGATTGACGGCCATCTGCGCAAATCCCTCGACCCGGCGCAGGAGTGGCCCTGCCTGCTGCTGGACCTGGATGACGACGAAGCGAGTTACTTGCTGGCGACCCATGACCCACTCGGCGCCATGGCCGAGGCCAGCCGTGAGGCGCTGGCGCAGGTGCTTCAGGACGTGACGAGTGGCCAGGCGGCCGTGCAGGAGCTGTTAGCACAACTGGCCGAGCAGCATGGCGTGGTGCCACCGGAGCCCCAGGGACCGCTCGTAGATGTGGAACCAGAGATCGACCGGGCGGAGGAGTTGCGCCAGCAGTACGGCATCGAGGTGGGGCAACTGTGGGCCTGTGGGGTGCACCGCATACTGTGTGCCGATAGCCTTGAGCCTGCTAATCTGACGCGGGTGCTGGGCACTGAGATACCGCGCATGATTGTGGCTGACCCGCCTTATGGCGTGAACATTGTCGCCACCAACGAATCCGTTGGTGGCGTGGAAGCCTACGATATACCCTTTGGGGGCGTGAAGAACCCCCGCTCACGGGGACACGTGGGCGGGGGGGAATCGTATAAGGCGAAGCATGGGGAATATGCCATCCAACGTGACAAGCGTCGCGGCACCGTCGGTGCCGCGAAACCGTTTGGCTCACAAAAGGTGCGAGGCTCCGTCGGAGCCTCGCATGTCGTCGACGCGGGCAAGTACGCGCCAGTCCTGGGTGATGACAGCCCTAAGACCGCGATCACCGCTGTGACCCTGTTGCTCGATACTTACCCCAGCGCCGTGCACGTCTGGTGGGGCGGGAACTATTACGCCGATGCTCTGCCTCCGTCTTCCTGTTGGCTGGTGTGGGATAAGGAGACCACGGGGAACTTTGCCGATTGTGAACTGGCCTGGACCAATCAGCAGAAAGCCGCTCGGCTCTTCCATCATCGCTGGAATGGGATGTTGCGCGACTCTGAGCGGGAGCGCCGCTGGCATCCGACCCAGAAGCCTGCTGCCCTGTTCGCGTGGGCGTATGAGACGCTGGGGCAGGAAGATGACGTGGTGCTTGATCCGTTTCTGGGCTCTGGCCCAAGTCTCATTGCTGCAGAGCAACGCGGCAGACGGCTTTGTGGCGTGGAACTCAGCCCAGACTACGTTGCGGTGGCGATGGACCGATGGTCACAGGTCAGTGGCCACACGCCGACCCTTATAGAGGGCTGATCTTTTCGATCATTACGCGTATGGCAGATAAGCCGCACTACACCGCAGCGCAGGTCATCGCCGCGTTGCAAGAGACAAAGGGCATGGTCTTTCTCGCAGCGAAACGTTTAGGGTGTACGCCAAATACCATTAAGAACTATTGCGAGCGCTATCCTACTGTGCAGGCTGCCAAGGACGCGGAGCGTGGCGAGATGATTGATACTGCCGAGCTGAAACTGTGGGCCTCCATCCAGGCCGGGGAAGCCTGGGGCATCGCCTATACCCTCTCGCGCCTCGGCAAAGATCGCGGCTATGTCGAGCGCACTGAACAGACCGGCAAGGACGGTGCCCCGCTCGTCACTGAGGTCCACGTGCATCTGAGCACTCACGCGCAGGAGCCCACGCATGGCGACGGTTGATCTATACCTGCCAGCGCTGCGCCCCTATCAGTGGGCACTCTACCAGGCGCGCCAGCGCTTCTCGGTCTGGGTCTGCCACAGGCGTTTTGGCAAGACGGTGCTCGCTCTCGAAATCCTCATCAATGAGGCGTTTGCCAACACGCGGCATCAGCCCCGCTACGGCTACCTGGCGCCCCTGTACCGCCAGGGCAAGGTGATTGCCTGGGACCTCCTCAAGCATTTTACCAAGGAGATACCCGGCACCAAAATCAATGAAGCGGAGTTGCGCGTGGACCTCACCGGCGACCGCCGTATCCAGATCTTCGGCGCCGATAATCCCGACGCCTTGCGCGGGCTCTACCTCGACGGCGCGGTGTTCGATGAATACGCCCAGATGCGCCCCCGGATATGGTCAGAGGTGGTCAGGCCGGCCTTAGCCGATCGTGAAGGCTGGGCCACGTTCATTGGCACGCCCATGGGCAAGAACCATTTTTATGACCTGTACCAGCAGGCGCAGCACGACGCTCGCTGGCATGCCGCGCTGTATACGGTCGACGATACACACGTGCTGCCGGAGGAGGAGCTGGAGAGTGCCCGCAATACCATGGCGCCGGAGCAATATGCGCAGGAGTTCGAGTGCAGCTTCGAGAGTGCCCTGATCGGCTCCTACTACGGCTCGTACCTCGACACCGCCCGCGAGGAGCAGCGGATTACCCGCGTGCCGCATGACCCGAGCGTGCCCTGTCACACGGCCTGGGATATTGGCGTGGGCGATGCCACGGCCATCTGGTTCGTGCAGCCGGTGGGCAAAATGCTGCACGTGATTGACTACCTCGAAGCATCCGACCACGGCCTGGAGTGGTACGCCAAAGTCCTCAAGGACAAGCCGTATGTCTACGGCCGTCATTTTTTCCCCCACGATGCTGAAGCGCGGGATTTCTCCGCTGACGGACGGACCCGCCTGGCCATTGCTGAGAGCTTAGGACTCAAGCCCGCCGTGGTCGTACCACGTGGGCATATCGCCGATAGAATCCAGGCCATGCGCACGATGTTTTCGCGTTTCGTGTTCGATGAAGAAAAATGCTACGCAGGGTTGGAAAGCTTGAAGGCGTACCGTCGGGCGTGGAATGAGACGCAGAAGACCTGGGCCGAGCATCCGGAGCACTCGTGGGCCTCACACGGGGCGGACAGTTTAGGCTGCTTCGCGGTCGGATGGCAGGAGGACACGCCCGCCGTGCAGGTGCCTACGACGTTTTATCATCCCGGGAGAAATTTATGGGGGCGACGCTGATATGCCGAACCGTCTGCTGACGCAAGAAGACGCGAACGCCCGATTGTACGCGCAGGGCCTGGAACCGCCATCCCCAGCCGTGCCTGACGCGGTGCGTGCGGCCTGTGACCACTGCTTTCACCGTCTGCATACGACGGAGATGTGTTGCTGGTGTGGCCAGCCCCGCGCGCGCCAGCATGGGCCGTATCTGCCCGATGGGGAAAGGTAGCCCGTGGCCGACACCACGACCCTGAAGCCCCTGACGCGCCAGGAGCGCATTGCCCTCTCGCCGGAGAGTGACCGCGACTTGCTGCTGGAGGCACGGGAGCGCTTTGCCCTGGCGGAGGAATCAGAAGCGTCTGAGCGCGAGCAGCATCTAGCAGCGGTCAAATTCAGATCGGGTCAACATTGGGGCTCGAATGGTCTCTCTGGCACTGGAGACACCACCGAACGATTAGAGATGGTCATAGATAGATTAAACCCGATGATATCCCAGACCATCAATGCATACAGAAAATCGCCTCTGAGTATGAGAGTACGCCCGAAGGGCAATGGTGCGAGCAAGAAAGTAGCAGATCTGATTGAGGGACATTTACGAGACATCGAACAGCAATCGGAAGCAGACCAGGCGTACTGCGTGGCCCTGGATCAAGCCGTGGCTCACGGCCTCGGCTATTTTCGCTTAGTGAGAGAGTACGAAGATCCGCGCTCGTTTCAGCAGGTCTTGCGCATCCGCGCCGTCTACAACAGATTCGCGGTGTACATGGACCCGGCGTCCGTCCATCCTGCCGGCCTCGATGCCGAGTTCGCCTTCCTGATTGACCGCTGGCCGACGTCCAAATTTATGCAGTGGTATGACGTCTCGCCCCAGGAACTCACGCTGTTCTGTGGCGACGACGGCACCTGGCGCACCGACGCTGAGGTCCAACTGGCCGAGTACTATTACAAGACCTACGAGACGCAGGAGCTGGTGCAGCTCCCCAACGGCACGGTGCTCCCCACGAAGGGCATGCAGGATGTGGATCCCACCTGGCCCACCCGGGAGACACGCATCCCGACCGTGCATTGGGTGAAGATGGCCGGCAATGCCGTGCTCGAGCGCACCGTCTGGCCCGGCACGTATATCCCGATCATCCGCGTGGAAGGCCAGCGCCTGAACGTCAATGGGCAGGACCAGCGCACCGGCATGGTGCAGGCCGGGCGCGATGCGCAGGTGTCGGTTGACGTCTACTCCACCATGGAAGCCACGGCGATTATGGCGGCGCCCAAGAGCCCCTGGCTGCTCTACGCCGAGCAGATCAGCGGCTATGAGCGCTTCTGGAATCAGGCCAATGACCCGACGCTGCCCTATCTGCTCCACAAGGCGGTCGTGGTGAACGGGCAACTACTGCCGCCGCCGCAGCGGACGGTCGTAGAACCGGCCATACAGGCTATTACACAAGCGAAGGTCCTGGCCCAGGCCGACCTGCAGGCCACGGTGGGCATGTTCGAGGCCAGCATGGGGGCGCCGTCGAACGAGCGGAGCGGTGTGGCCATCGACAAGCGGAAAGTGGAATCAGAGGGTACAAATTACGGTTTTACGGCCAATCTGGCCTGGTCTATCCGCGCCCTTGGCACGATGTGCGTTGAGATACTCCCCAAGCTGAAGAGCGGCCCAGGGGAG